CAAAAAGAATCGAACACCTTATTCGGTCAAACCCAATTAGGCAACAATGTCATTTATCAAGGTCAAGGCGGGCGGCAAACCGTAAGCCAACAACTTTTATATGTAACAACGAGTAGCGTAACTACCGCCGGACGCACGGTAGATATGTCAATGTTGACCCGTAACTCAACGGTGATGGCGGCGGTGGGTGTTAAGGCACGGGCATTGGCTCAACTACCAATTAGTATTATGTCTAAAAGCGATGACGGTACATTCGTTGACGCTTTGCAATCACCAAAGATAGGCGCACGGGACAAAGCAAAAGCCAAACAAGTATTGAGCCTTTTGCGAAACCCTAACAACTTCCAATCGCAATACGAATTTTGGTATCAATGGTCGATGTGGCAAGACTTGGCGGGCGAAACCTTTACGTTGTGGTGGCGGGCAAAGCAAGACGATAGTATGCAAACGCCCATTGAGATGTATAACCTTGATTCGACATTGATCACCGCACGGCTTACCGAAACCCGTTACCCCGCATATAATCTTAGTACGCCTAGCTATGGGTTTAACAAAGATGAACCGCTATCGGCGCACCAAGTTATGCACGTTAAGGAAGCCGCATGGCAAGGTTCAAGCGGATTTAATAAAGGCATATTAGCTACGGAGTTGGTCGCACTAGATCAAGACATCGACTTATATGCTAACTTTGTTATGCAAAACGGCGCAAAACCGTCCGGTATGTTTGTAACGGAACAAGTTATTCCCGATGCTAAATATAAAGAACTTGCGGGTCGATTAAAGGAAGCATGGTCGAGTATGACGGGAAGCCGACAAACCGATTTGTCAAAACCTGGACAAGGTATGCTTCTTGATCAAGGTATGAAGTATCAACCGCTAGATATGTTGACCTTGCAAGACACGGAAACCAAAGAATTAAAAAACCAAACAATGAAACGCATTTGCGGATTGTTCGGAGTTCCTCCGGCAATGATTGGTATAGCCGATCAAAAATACAATAATACGCAAACGATGTTAGACGAATTTTATAAAGCGACAATGTACCCGATGGTGATAAACATTGAGCAAAAATTAAATTCGCATTTGTTTAAAGGTTACCCAAACCTTTGTGTGCGTTTTGATTGTAAAGAATTTCTAAAAGGTGCGGCATTAGATCAAATGAATTTTGCCGTGCAAGGCGTTAATGCCGGAATACTTACGCAAAACGAAGCAAGAGAATATTTAAACATGGCTAAAATAGACGGGCATGATGAATTGCAGCAAAGCAAATCAAGTGAGCCAATGTTAGGCGCAAGCCCACAAGACACGGGCGGGGGCGGTGGAAATCAAACCCGCAAAATGAATATAGGCACAACATAATGACAGGCATAAAAAAACTTTGTGCATTATTAATTTCACAAATTAAGCATCCTAATGTTAAACTACCCAAAAAAGTAGTTGCCCACAAAATACAAGATAACAATCAGTCTATTAAACTTGGGGCAATAAATGAAAAATATCACTCTAATCTGCGAAGCAAAACTTGATCTTGGTAAAGCCGCAGATGAGGCATCTAACCCAACTGGCGCAATTGAAGCCCGTGTAACTACATGGGGCGCACGGGAAGGTGCAGACGGACGCAAGTTTAATTATCAGCCCGAAGGTTTTATGGATTGGGCAGATGAGTTTGCTAAGTCTGGTAAACCAATGCCTATGTTTTTAAACCATAACGACATGGGTATGCCGATTGGTCAATGGGACGAAGTGATGTTTGACGATGAGGGTATGTCGGCAAAGGGTCGTTTATACCTAAATACGATGGCAGGTGCAGACGCTTATTCAATTCTTAAAGAATCTCCCAAAATGTTTGGCGGCGTTTCTGTTGGTGCTTATGCTGATGAGGCTTGCATGGTTGACGCAGAGGGCAATGCAATTATGTCCGGCGATGACGATAGCGAAGCATATTTTCAAATTACTAAAGGTGGCTTGCGTGAAATTTCGGTGGTTATGTACCCGAATAATCCAGAGGCGAATATTCAGCAACTTGAATATTTTGACGCTGAAGGAAACGCAAACCCCAGAGCCGTTGAGAAAGTCTTGCGTGACGCAGGACTATCCAAAAAAGATGCAACCACCGCATCTTCTATCCTCAAAAAAGTATTAGAACAGCGTGACGCTACTAAGACTATTGAGGAAGCCCCGAAGCAAGGTGATCTTGATGCGGTGGTTAATGAAGCCGATAACATTCTAAAAGCCCTAGAGGAAAGAGAATTGTTAAAGGTATTATCCAAACGTCTTTAAAGGAATTACCATGTCCGAAAAAATTATTGAAAAACTTGACGCAATCGAAGCATCAAACGCAGCTAAGATTGACGAAGTTAAAGCACAAGCAGTAGCCGCAATCGAAGAAGCGAAAGCATCGTTTGAGGAAAAAGTCGCAGCACTAGAAGCGAAAGTTTCTTCCATTTCCGCCGTTCCCGTCATTAAGACTTACAAAACAATTTCATCCGAAATTAACCGTTCCGTTAAAGAACAAATTCGTGACTTCTTTAAATCGGGCGCAAAGGTTGAAAAAGAATTAACGATGTTTGCGGACGTTAGCCAATACGATGCGTTTATGAAAGAAGCTTCCGCATTGACGGGCGGCGGTGCAAACGTAGGCGGACGCACGGCATACGATCCGGTATTCACCACAATGCGTTTAGCAAACCCGATGCGTGGCGTGTCACGTACCGTTGCTACCGATGGCGCAACATATCAGTGGCGTGCAAAAACGGGCGATGCGGGTGCGGCATGGGGCTACGCAATTCAGAACAACGGCGCAGCGACAACGGAGAACATGAACATTTGGCAACTCACGTTGCAAGATTTGAATGTGCAATTTCCAATTCGCACGGCGGCTCTCGATGATATTGATGGCTTGGAAGCTAATGTCGTTTCGGACATGATGGCGGAGTTTAGCCAAGCAGAGGCGCAGTCAATGATCGGCAACAATGATCAAGCGGCACAATCGGCTACTAACCCATACGGTGGCACAAACGGCTTGCGTGGTTTGGATCAATATGCGGGCAACAACGCTACCTATGCGGGCGGCACAATTTCTACGGCGGCATTTGGTACAAGCGGAACGGGTTCAACTTCCGGTTTGCATAGCCTTGCTACCTACGATCAATTGACCACTAACGCAAACACCGTTGGCGCAAACAACATTACATACAAAGACGTAATCAACTTTGTATATAGTTTGCCACAACAATATTGGACACCTTCCGCTTGTTTCGTTATTAATCCCGTATTGCTACAAGCAATCCGTGGTTTGGTCGATACACAAGGTAGACCAATTTACGTAGACGGTCTTGCCCGTGCCGATGGAATCGTGGGTCAATTGCTTGGCTTCGATGTTGTTGTTAACCGATATTGCGAAAGTCCATCGCAATTAGTTACGGGTGCGGTTGGCACAACTAGTTTGTATCCTATGTATTTCGGTGACTTTCAAAAAGGTCATACCATCGTTGATCGTTTGAACATGGTTCTTCGTAGATACGATCAGACTGCCCCAGGTTTTATAACTTTTTACGGAGAAAAAAGACTTGCCACGTCAGTTTGTGACCCGTTTTCGATTATCCGATACAGATCGACTGGCACGGCTAACTAAGTAAGAAACGGGGTGAACTAAAAACTCACCCCGATTGCTAATTATTATTGGAAATAAAAAAATGAGCCTAATTCTCGAATCCATTAAGACCGCTTTGCTAGAAGGCGAAGCAACCGTTAATTTGAAAGAAGCATCTGCGCTAACTGGGTCTGGTTCGGGTGTAGGTGGTCGGGTAATTTATGATGATGCCTTTGCGTCTAAGCGTGAACACAATCCGCTTCGTGACGGGTCAAGAATTATAGAAACGATTGGATCGGATCAAGCGTTTGTTGTAAAAACCGGAAACGCTACGTTGATTCAAAATAGCACAAATAACCCATGGGGTTACCCGATCAATAACAATACGGGATTACCAAACATTGCGACTTCGTTTTGGCAACTTCCCGTGCGTTCACTTAATGCGGGAGTGCCAATTAGAACGGCGGTTCTATCCGACATTAACGGATTAGAAGAAGCCATCGTTAACGATTTAATGTTGGAATTTTCGGAACAAGAAGCACTTGCGATGATGTTCAACAATGACCAAGCCGGATCGACAACGGTTAACTACGGCGCAACTAGCGGAGTGCGTGGTCTAAATAGTTACACGGGGTCAACAACGGCGGCGGCGTTTGGCACTAGCGGTTCGGCAATTACAAACGGTAGGCACACGATCCTACAAGTAGAACACACTCACACGGCGGGTATTAACTACGATGATTTGGTAGAATTGCAAGCCGCATTGCCAAGCCAATATCTTTACAAAGATACAACCGCATGGATGATGCACCCATCCACAATTGCCGATTTACGAAAACTAAAACAATCGGGAAGCGCAAACTATTTTATTGAACTTGGTAGCGAAGATGGCGGTGCGGTTATATACATTTTTGGGCATCGAGTAATTCCAAATCCATACATGGACGTAAGCGGCGTTGGTGGCTATCCCGTGTATCTTGCCGAATGGTCACAATTCTTTACGATTGCCGATAACGAAATGATGAGCCTTAAACGCTTTGATCAAACGCAAGTTGGCTTTATTTACCTATTTGCCGAAAAACGTGTTTGCTCTACGGTTCGTGATGTGTTTGCGGGTGTCCGGTTGGTTGGTGTTTAAGGATAGATTATGTCCGACACGTTGATAGGTAATCCATATCTAGGCTCAAACCGGAATCCGTTCAACTATGAAAAGGTTGAACAAGTTAGCCGTGACACCGTTACGGAATGGCTTACGCTTGAAGAAATTACGCAACAATTAAATTTGTTTCAAGACGAAAGCCAAGATAGTTATTTGACTAGCATCGAACTAGCAACCCGTATGGCTATCGAAGATTATCTTGGTATGTCCATATTCCCCGTGCAATATAAAGCGTACTACGGCACGTTTAACGGCATGGGCGGGACGCAAATTAGTTTAGATTTGCCGGAAGTGTCGCAAGCCTTCCAAGGTCAAGCGGGCGTAACGATAAATGCGGTTGAATACTACAACGGCAACACTCCGCCGTTATTGGTGGCGATGGCAAGCGGCACGTACTATTACGACCCAACGGGAAATAAAGTTGTTGTAAGCGGTTTTCCGGAAACAATAAACACATACAACACTAACCCAATTGTTGTGACGTTTACGTGTAACGCTAACCCTATCGCACAATACCCCGTAATCAAACAAGCGGGTTTAATGTTGTTGACGCACATCTATAACAACCGATCAACCGTTGGGCAAACCGTTGGCGTAATGGCGGAAATTCCTTTTGGCGTGTCCACCTTGTTGCGTCCTTACAAGCCTTTAATTATGTGACCATGTTCTACACATACGCACACGTTACTTCTGACACAAATAAAATCTTTTACATAGGTAAAGGAACAGGAAGGCGTATGTTTAGAAAAGACGCAAGAAATCAACATTGGCATAATACTGTAAATAAACATGGATTTAACAGCGTAAAATTGGCAGATTGGGAAAACGAACTAGAAGCCTTTGAGCATGAAAAATTACTTATTTTTTGTTTTAAAAAAATGGGATATAAGCTAGTTAATCAATCGGATGGCGGTGATGGCAACAATATATCTGGCGGATTTACGTTTAAAGGGAAAACCCATAACGAAGAAGCAAAAGAAAAATGTAGATTAGCTAATCTTGGTAAAATTGTTAGTGAAGAATCAAAACAAAAAAATAGAGCAAAACATCAAAAATCCATAAAGGTTAATGGAATTATTTATCCTAGTTGGATTCATGCAAGTAAAGCTACGGGAATTCCAACTGGAAGCATTGCCTATTTGCTTAAAGGGAAACCGTTGAAAAAATGGTCTGATTTTACTTTAGAGTTGGTGATGTAATGGGAATCGCCCGATACGAAAATATAGACGTTAACGATGTAACCAATGGCATCAATACTTATGGTGAACAAACCACAACAATTGCTTTGCGGTTTCGCACACGGGCAACGGTTGCGGACGTTAACAACAACGTAAGAATTTCGGAACGGTATCGTGTTTATAGTGACTTGGTTAACCTAACTTTAAATTACACGCCAAA